CGGAGCGATGCCCCAGGCTGCCGCGTAGGCCCCCGGCGTGTCGTCAGCATCGGACAACAGCGGGACGTCGAGAAATACCGCGTAGGTCGGCACGCTGATCGGCGGAACCTGATCGGGGAAACTGCCCACCACGCCGATGCCGTATTGCGTCAAGACCGAAGCGTCGTCGCTGATCCCTTCCCACTTGATCACGCCGGCCGAGGTGTCGCGGGTGGTGATGAGCGCCCGCTCGCCATCCAGCAGCACGACATCGCCCGGCATTACGCGCGTGAATCGCTTGTCGGTGGCAAAGCTGATCTGGTTGCGCGCCGCCCAGGAGTCGTACATCAGCAGGTTGGCCAGCCGGAGCTGTTCGTCCGCATCGAGAACCGCCGCGGTCTGGAACTTTCCGACCTGCCCTGCGCTGGCTGCCTGGCGCTGGGAGAACTGGGTGCCGGCCTGATAGTCGCGCCCGGGGTCCGGAGCGGTGACGCTGTACTGGCTCGGCAGGTCAAGCTGCTGCGCTCTGACCTTTGTGATCGATGCAGCCTGGCTGCCGTCTTCTGTCGCTCCGCACTCGACGCGCTCGATGACCGCCACCGGATCGGCACCGCGCATCTTGAAGCGCAGCAGGTCGTCTTCCTCGACGCCGACGAAGCTGTAGACCTGGGCGAGTTGCTGGATGGCAGGCCTCGCTGGACCTACCTGAGACACCAGATAGCCGCGCAGCGTCTGGTCTAGCTGAGAGACGTCAACATCCGCGGCTTGGAGGTTGGAGCGCTCCGACAGATCGCGCACGCATGCACCGACGGTCGTTCCGAAGTATGTGAAGGCCCACGGCTGGTAGTTGCCAAGGACGAAGACGCGACCTGTCGTCGTAGTGTCAGGATAGAAATCCACCACACCAAGCCGCAGTCTGTCCGGATCGGTCACTTCGTCGTAAGCAGCCTTTACTTCAAGCGTTTCAGCGTCGATGGCCGCGATTTGCACATAGCCGACTAAAGCGGCTAGTTTCAGTATGCAATCCGTACTCGCGTCATATGTCACGCCGAGGTTGATTCCATCCGTATAGCCGGTGGTGACAGCCGTTATGACAGGGCTTGTGCTGTCCGTGACAGTGAAGCACTCGTCGTCGTCTGAGTTGAAGACGACGTACCGGCGTCGCATGGGGTCATATGCCGCCGCGCACGTCGGCAACGCATGGCCCGGGACATTCCCGACGATGGCATCCATCGCCTCGAACCCGACCACGTAATCGAGCCCGATGTAGCCGCACCGCTCAGCGTTAATGATGTCGGTGCCAGACAGCCCGGCACCAGCCAGCACGACGTTCTGTCCGCCAGCGCGCACCCATTGCGCGTTTGGTCGGTGGAACACGCGCTGACGAACAGGGTCCCACACCATGCAGGAGGTGCCACCAAACATCGCACCGTTGAAAAAATCACCAAGGTATGCAAGGCTGGTCGCGTCGAACCGCAGTACGTTGTCATCGGTGCCGGCGATCCACACCTCGTTCAGCGGCGGCACATAGCAAACGTGCGAATCTTCGATCCCGCCATCTGCTGTTAGGTCGTGGTCCACTGACAGGACGATCGCTCCCGTCTGCTGGTCAAGAACAGATAGGCGCAGGACGCCGCCGAGCTGCTGGGCGCCGATGATGTTGCCGTCCAGGCGCTGCGTCGAAGCGAACCACTGTTCCTCCTGCTCAACGCCGAGCTCTTCTTCGGTGATGTCGAACTCTCCATCACTCACGAGTTCGACCGTGAAGTTGCAAGGCCAGCCTGTCTTCTCAACTGGCATCGCGTCGAAGACCAGATACGAGTAACCGCGATATGCAGGCGTCAACCCGACGCCCTTCTCCGCCTCCATAAGCGGATCAGGAAGCTGGTCCTCTGAGCCGCGGTAGAACGTGAGCCCGAAGTTAGGCAAGACCGAATCGATCAGGCCACCGTCATAGAGCAGCATCGCTCCGGCCCAGATGCGACGCACGGAGCGCGATGGCGTCTGGCTCAACAGCAGCGCAAAGGTCGCTGTGTAGGTGTAGATCGTGGTCGACTGCGCCGGCTGACCTGACTTGCCGCCGGTCTCGTCGGTGTCGGACGTCTCTGTGAGGGCATCGCCCAACAGCCAGATGATGTTGCCGCTTATCCGATTGCTGCCGTAGGCGAACGGTATCGCCGTGCCGAAGGAACTCGTGAGGAGCTTGCGGTCCTCCAGGCGCGGCCCGAAAGCGTCCGGCAGCGTGTCGAGGCTGGCGCCGAGGTAGGAGCCAATGCCACCGCCGATGGCCGCGCCGACCGGCCCGAAGTAGGAGCCGAGCGCCTGTCCGACGATCGACAGGATCTGCTGATTGCTGCTCATGGGTATGTCACGCCAGGCAGGCGGTAGAGCTCGACGATCGCGGCGATCCAGTGAGACGTCATGCGGTGCTCACAAACGCCGCCGGCCTTGACGTTGCCGTGGATGAGCGAGACGCCGTCGCGGTAGTCGCCAACGAAGCCGACGTGGTGCGGATTCAGGCCAATGCGCAGCGCGACCGCATGGCCGGGGCGAGGCGTGGTGCCCACCGGTTCGGCGATCAGGAAACGGCGCATGCCGGCCAGGAGTTCCTTACCGTCAGGCAGGCGCCCATAGGAGGCGTCATCCGGCACCGTGCACCCGACGCGCCGGCCGACCTCCACCAGGAGGCCGAGGCAGTCCAGCCCGGCATCGGCCCGGCGACCCTGGTGCACCCACTTGACGCGCAGGAGCGATCGCGCCGCGGCGACCACATCCGCGGCGGTTGGAGCTTCGACGGTCATTCGGTGGGCTGGTGCTGGCCGGGCGTCTTCATGGTCGCGTCCAGACCAGGAAGGAAGTCGAAGCCACGGAAGTTGATGACGTTGCCGAAGCGCGGTCCGCACATGCCGGCGCGAGACTTGGTGCAGCCGGCCACGATGATGAAGGTGTCCCCGGGGGAGATTGGATCGGCCATGGGCAGATGGAGCTCGACGCGGCCATCGATGGTGTAGTGCTTCACGTCCATCCGCAGGCCCGTGTTGGCTCCGGTGTTCCAGGTCAGGACGCCGTCGTCGAAGTAGGCGAGGTCCGGCGCGCCGGTCGTGTCGGGCGTCAGGCGAACGATGGCCGCGGACAGGTCGGTGTCGAAAACGCGCTGGTCGGTCTCGGCTGCCGTCACCGTGCCGGGGGTGGTGTAGTCGGTCAGCACGACCTTGCAGCGCGCGTCCCCGAGCTGCGCGGTGCAGCCCGGCCCGGTCACCTCGCCGATGGAGGCATTCAGGGAAGCGGCGAGGCCGCGGAACTCAGAGGTGTAGCCGTTGTCGGCCACGGTGATCTGGCCGAGCCGCCCACGCTTGGCCTTGAGCACGCCCATCGACGTATCGGCCCAGTTGATCTCCATGAGCCGCACGTCGGCGTGATCCCAGACCCCGCCGGCCACGTCGACGGCGGTCAGCGTGCCGCTTGAGAGGAAACCGGTCACGTCCAGGTTGTCGACGGACAGGTTCGATCCCTGCTGGATGTTGCTGGCCGAGATGCCGAGGTCTGCCCTGTAACGCAGGCCGGCGTAGATAATGTCCTCGTCGTGGTCGGTGAAGCCGTAGATGCGCCCGTCTTCGCGGGTAACCTTCCACAGCCGCGCCAGCGTGGTGAACCGCCGCGTGACGTGCGCCGCGAGCGCGGAGGATGCCGAGCGCATCAGATGTCCCCGTCGGCGTTGCGCTCGCGCGCCTCGACGATCTCAAGCGACTCCACGCGCACCAGCAGATCGCCACCCTCCGGACTCCGGTCAACCGCCGCCGCAGGGAATCTGTCGGAGCCGTAGCGGCACGGCACGAAGAACTGGCCCGACCATGTGTAGGTGTCGCCGCCGACGTGCCCCGTAACCGTGACGCGGCCGGTGGTCAGGCTCACCGTGGCTGTGGCCACCGAGACGACGCCGGCCCGGGTGCGGTAGACCACGACGCCTGACTTCGGCCGGGTGATCCAGCGCTGCCACCCATCGGCGCCGCTGCCGTAGACCTTCACCAGCTGGTAGTCGCCGGCCGGGGAATCGCCGTTGT